GCCTCAAGAGGAACGGAATCCTGGTAGCCGTGATTGACGGTAGGACCACCTCCCATGAGAAGGAGAGCATCGAGGCCCGCTGGAACGCTGGCGGCTCCATCGATATTCTGCTCGGCCAAATCGCCGCGTGTGGCACCTCTCTCAATCTCCAGGCCGGTGGTCACAAGATTGTCGAGGTGGAGCAGGACTGGTCGCCTGCACTGACTGATCAGTACCGCGCTCGGCTGCTTCGCATAGGCCAACAACGCACGGTCTCGGTCGAGACTTGGGGCAGCGATACCAAGCTGGACAAGGCTATCCGCTCGATCTCGGCCCGCAAGGCCGCTGGTCACAAGGCTATCCTGGAGGGTACATCATGAGAAAGCGCGACATCATCACCATCATCGGCCAGTCCATCATGGTCGCGGCCATCTTCTTTCTGATCATCGTAGGCATGGGCCTGCTGCAAGTTTAGGGGGATCATACCTTTGCTGCGCGGCGGCGGCATTGCCCGCCTCCATAACCCGAAAGGGTTTGAAAGGGAAAAGAGGGACGATGAAGTAGGTGTCCCCCGCCGGTTTCTCATTGCCGGTCAAGTAGAGCCTCAATCGTTCCATCCGCCGCATTTATTTAACTGAGGAGATCGACGTGGATATATCAATCAAAGACCTCATCCTGAGAGGCGCGGACCTGAACGAGACACAGTTTCCGCATGACCGGACCAAGTACCTCAACGCCAGTGAGAACACGGCCTGCCTTCGCAAGGTCTGGTACAACAACAACATGCCGGAGATGGGCCAGCCGCAGGATTGGGGATATGCTCGGAGAGGGAAACATGCCGAGGCATACTTCGAGGAGATGATGATCAAGGCCAACGCGCCGCTGACCTTGGCCGGTAGCAGTCAGGTCTCGGTCCAGGATGAGGAGCGGAAGCTGTCAGCCACGCCCGACGGCGTCCTGGTCTATGACGATGAGCGGGTGGTAGTCGAGTTCAAGACCTTTGACCCGCGCAGCAATACGAAAAAGTTTCCAACGGATGCTCACGTCAAGCAGCTTGAGCAGGGCATGGCCATCCTCCAGGACAAGTATGCCTACAAGGATGATGGCAAGACCATCAAGGGCATCCTGGTCTATATGAATGCGTCGAACTTTAATGATCTGTATGAGTATCCTGTCCCCTATCGGCCTGCCGTCCTGGACGAGATGGCCAAGCGGGCCAAGAAGGTGATCGGCCTGAAAGACCCAGGCGTCCTGGACCGGGAGGGTAAGCGCACCGGGGAGTGCAAGACGCGGTGCGCCTTCAACGGGGTCTGCGGCGTGTCGGCGGATGATGTCGGCTTCCAGACCGCGAAAGCAAACCGTGGCTCCAAGCTCCACGCGGCGGTCGAGTACCTGGAAACGGTGAAGGTCCAGGAGGCCCAGATCAAGGCCGCTCGTGCCGATGCCACAGAAACAATCAAGGCCGAGTTACGTCAACGCTCGGTCGATCAGCTAGTCCTCGGCCCCTTCCGCGTGAAGGTGGCGATGACCAAGGGCCGCGCTTCTTTAGATAAGAAAGCGGTAGCGGCGGCGGGCATCGACCTGTCGCCTTTCGAAACGGTCGGACAACCGTCCGAGCGTCTGACGGTTACCCTGAACAAAGGAACATAAACCGATGAGTACCGAACTGACGAACTGGATCTCGGCAAGCAAGAACCTGCCGGTCCTCGATGACGAAGCACTAGGCGCGGCCTTGGTCGATGCCGGTGATGCCAACAGCAACGGCGCTGGCATCAACTTCCTCGACTTCTCCGGCAAGACCGGCAAGTGGGGGACCGGCGCAAATAAAGACGCGGTCGATCCTGAAGACCTGTTCATTGTGGAGCCTGCGACCTTCACTGAGGGCTGGACTTTTTGGCTCAATGGCAAGGTGCCGCAGGGTGGTAAGCACGAGTGGCTGGCCTCTCAGCGGGCCACCAAGACCGTGTACGAGGACGATCTGGAAGACCCGTCCAATGGCGCTCGGCTCGATGACGGTGACGGCTGGAAGCCCTCGGCTGGGTTCTCCTGCATCACGCCGCTCAATGAGCCGTACAAGCACAATCTCAACTCGAAGTCCGGTGTCGGTGGCATTGCGGCCTTGATGAAGGAGAGCGGCAAACGCGGCGTGGCTAAGGAGCCAAACATCCCCGTCCTTACCCTGGATCAAGAGACCTTCCAGGCGCAGGGAAAAACCAATTGGAAGCCACTGTATGTCGTAGAAGCATGGGTCTACCGTGCCACGATGATGGCATACGCCAACGGGGAGATCGATCTGGATCAACTGCTCCAGAATGATGCCAAGCCCAAGAAGAAGGCTGGTAAAAAACGCGGCAAGTAAGCCGCAAAGATTTAGGGCCTGGGGTTTCCCCCAGGCCCTAGATCTAATTAAGTGCCGGTGGCACTGGTTCATTTTTGACAGAGGTTGAAGCCGTCGCATGACAAATACCACAGACTACACAATGATTACAACAGCCCACGCGCTGGGGCAGATCATCAATGCAGCGGGTTCCTACTGCGCCCTGGACTTCGAGACCACCTCACTGCCACGCGAGGGAGGCCGCGTCCGCTTGGTCAGTCTATGCAGTGGCAACATCCAGGTCCTGGTAGACTTCGATCAGATCGACGGCGGCTTCAACGAGGTGGCCGAGATGTTCTGCACCCGCACCGAATGGATCGTGTTCAACAACGGCTTCGAAGGCCGGTGGTTCGAGATGGCTGGCTGTCGGCCCCGGCTGATGGATGTCGGCCACATGAAGAGAGCCGTCATGGGCGGCGGCAGGTTCTCCCTCAAGACCATGGTCCTGTATGATCTTGACATCGAGATGGATAAAACCGAGCAGGTCTCGGACTGGTCCAAGAAAGAGCTATCTCAGGAGCAGCTAGACTATGCCTACCTGGACGCGGATTTGACCTGGAGGCTGTACCTCAAATGGTCCAAGAAGATGAACGAACACCATTGGATGGGAGCCTACCTGCTCAATGATATGTGGCCCGCCGTGGCCGAGATGGAAGACGCGGGCTTGTTGCTCGATCAGAAAGCGCACAAGGCCCTCATCTCGAACTGGACCAAGGTCCAACTGGATCAGATCAAAATAATTCGCGACCTCCTCAGCGAGGATGAAGTCCCCAACATCAACTCGGGCAAGCAGCTATCTGACTTCTTCTCCAAGATCCTGCCGGACCATTTCATCAAGGGATGGCCCAGGACAGAGAAGACAGGCCAGTTGTCTATGAAGAACACACACCTCAAGCTGATGGGGGGACTGGCCGGTGAAGGGCCGCTGATGGACCTCCTGGAGGGCCTGAGCGGGTATGCGACAATTACCAAGTACCTGTCCTCCTTTGGCGAACCTCTCCTGGACGCGGCTCTCAAGCACCCTGACGGCAGGGTGAGGCCAAGATATAACGTGGCCGCAGCCAAGACGGGCCGCTTCTCCTCATCATCCCCTAACGCCCAGCAAATTCCCAGGGACCGGGAACTGTTGGGAGAGGCCACCAGTGTGCGGCGCAGTTTCGTATCGCCACGCGGTACGCGGCTGGTCTCCCTGGATTTTTCCGGTATTGAGTTGAGAGTTCTCGGCCTCGTGGCCGATGACCCTCAGTTGCTGGACGATCAGGTATTCGGTGACGTGCATCTCGAAGTGGCGCAGCTTATCGCTGGCCACGAGATCGACAAGACCACCAGCGCCGGTAAAGCCTTGCGACAGGCCGCGAAGGCCGTCAGCTTTGGTATCATCTACGGCATCTCATCATGGGGCCTGAGCGCGGCCATGAAGACCAGTGAAGAGCAGGCACAGGCCATGATCGATGCCTGGGCTTCTCGCTATCCCAAAGCGTTTGGCTACCGGCACGATCAGCGCCAACAGGCCAAGGATACCGGCTTCATCGAGTGCGTTGGCGGCGGCACCATCTACATGACACGAGATCCGCTGATCACCCGCTGCGCCAATTACGGCATCCAGAGAGCCGCTATGGCGGTGCTTGCCAGATCAATCATCAGGCACAAGAACACCCTGGACCAGGAGCGCAGTGAAGGCCGACAAAAGAGAACCAAGATGTTGAGTAACATCCATGACGCCTTGATCGATGAGGCCGCGACACGGGACGCCAAGCGGTGCCTGGGCCTCATGCAGACAGACATGGAGCAGGGTTATCTCGACATCTTCCCCAAGGCACCTCTCGACCGGCTGGTCGAGGGCGGTACTGGTGCCGACTGGCACCGACTAGACTAGAGGACGAACGGACAAATGGAACAATATACCGAGCTTCGCGGAATGGTGACCTATCACCATGATGACGGGTTTGGCTGGGTGGCCAGTGACCCAGACATGCACAAATTTTGGGTGCCAGAGCATGTGATGCTGATGGCCGAGTTGAGTAAGGGTGATTACATAAAATTCACCTGGGAGTATCCTCAAGACCCGAAACTTAGTCCTATAGTGACTATGGCCAGGAAGGAGAAGGCGGGACGCTACAACCCAGAACAGTTGCGCGTCACGCCGGAAGAGTTTGCTAACCGCCGCCCACAGGTTCCAGAGCCAGAGCCAGAACCAGAGAGCCTGCATACTGTGATGCAGAGGCGCTTCACGAAAATTAAAAACCATGCCACCTATGTCGATGATATGGGCCGTGGCAGGGTCGAGTATGACGAAATTGAAGCTGGCAGGCGCGTGTCGGAGATCCTCAAGCATGTGCGTATCGGCCAAGAGGCCCTGAAGACCCGTAAATTTTGAGAGGAGATAGACAGATGAGTGTAAGAACCACAGACCCAGAGACATCCCATGAGGCCGCAGCCAGCATTGATAAGGACAGGCTGGAGGCGCTGGTGGCGAGAACCGTCAAGACCGCTGGTGATTACGGCATGACCGGCAGCGAAGCCGCTGAAGCATTACAGATGGTGGTGCAGACAGTATCCCCCCGATTTGCCCCGCTGATGGCTAAAGGCATCCTGGTACTTGCAAGGAACTCAGACGGCGAGATCGTAAAGCGGATGGGTAAGCACCGCAGGAAACAGCAAGTGCATCTGCATAAAGATTACGCAATCAAGTGATATTCACCCTTGTATGTCAGGGCCTGAGAGGCTATATACTTCTCAGGCCCTGACACAAGGAGATTTCAAATGACTGCTCACCAAGGTTTCACCAACGCAAGCGACGCCGTGGATTTCATCTTTGGCGGCAATGCCACCTTCACCCTGACCTCGGCCAAGACCGGTCAGCATTTCACTTTCAAAGCCAGCCGCAAGAAAGGCGACGATCAATCGCCCATCTTCATCAAGGTTCTAACCGGCCCTGATAATAGTTGGAATGGCGACTGGCTGTTCCTGGGCTTCATCCCCAAGGACGGCACCGAGATCATTGCCGGTCGCAAAGGTCACCCTGAAGCGCCGTCATTTCAGGCCCTGTCCTGGACGCTGCGGCACCTCCACCAGGACAACATCCCGGCGGATGTCACCATCCAACATGAAGGCACCTGCGGTCGGTGCAATCGCAAGTTAACCCACCCAGAGAGCGTAGCGTCAGGCATCGGTCCTGAGTGCGCCAAGAAAGGATAAGACATGGCAGGACATGCCGACAACGAATGCATACACGGGTATCTGCTCTCCACCCCAGCGGTGGAGACCAGATGCCCCACATGCCTCAAGACTGGCGGTGGTTTTAAGTACAAGGCTAAGTATGACGCCGCTATGAGGCAGGACGCTACGGGACATCATGCTTGGTCCATCAACGACTGCAAGCACGGCATCAGGACAACATTGATATGTGGCCAATGCCTCCGAGACAAAGAGGAGGAGGAGGCGAAGAGGACCGAGATGCATACCATGCCTGTGTTCCTGGATGAGTATGCGGACCAGGATGAGATCGACTTGGTCAACAATCCGCTGCATTACCAGTCAGGCGGCATGGAGGCCATAGACGTTATTGAGGCGTTCCAGTTGCCCTACCATATCGGCAGCGCCGTGAAGTATCTGTTGCGGGCCGGGAAGAAAGACAACCGCCTGATGGACCTTCAGAAGGCGGCATGGTATATCAACCGGGAGATCGACCGCGAAAGCGATAGACTGGCAGAGGAGTTATTAAATGGATAAGAGCCACGAACAGAAGCTGGCCCATGCGGCCCGCCAAGCCAAGCACGAAAAGCAGAAGCTGCTGAAGTACACGCGCCGGCAGGTGTGGGTGCCACGGGACCAGCTGGACAGCTGGGACAGCACCATAGCGCGGCTCAAGAAACGATGGGCCAAAGAGGCCCAGTTATAGGGCCATCGGGTGTAAAAACACTCACCTGTCGAGAACCGCCACAGGCGGCTGTAACATGCCGTAGTGCTTGGAGAGAGCGGTTTCCCCCCGGTGGAGGCCCCAGACTTAGTCTGGGGCCTTTCCCTTTGTGGGGGGAACGGGCGGCTCACAGACCGCCCTCCATGCCCGATTGTGGCTACGGATACTCTCCACGGTCTCGGGTGTATCGTGCTTGAGGGAGTAGCTTATAGGCCGGTCCCAGAGGCAGGCGGTATCAGGTCTGATCATCGCGGTTGTCTGGGTCTGGCACCCCGCCAAGATAACGGGGAGTGCGACGAGCCAGTTGCGCCAGTTCCACATTGCGTAATCCCTCCTGCGCCTGGACGGCGACGGCCCTGGCGATGCCACTGTCCACGTCTTTCTGCCGCTCGGCCATGCGGGCCAGGATCGTCCCCAGCTTAAATAGGCCGTTAAGTAATGACAGCCAGGGCATTAGCCGCTGACGCCAGCCCGCAACGCGGCAAGGCCGAAACCATTGAGCAAGATCATGGCATTGTCCATGATCATCGGCATACCGGATGCGTCCCCGGTCAGCATATTGACCAAGCCAACGGCCAGCATCAGGGCCGCAACGATGAAACTTTTCTTACCTACCAGAATATTCATGTTTCCAATCCTTAAGTTCTATGTGGGGCTTATCCAGTATAGAGGTCCAGTGACCGCCCCATGTCAAGTCACCAATTCCCATGGCA